AAACATCTTCAAAAAACATCTCTGCGGTTGCTGGTCTAGCTATATATTCTAAAAAGAACTGACTAGGTGGACAGTCTTCCATACTAAACTTAGTTAAACCATGTAAAGCACCTTTAGATCCTTTACCATCAACTGTACCTGATATATCATAACTATCACAACCAAAAGCACCCATGTGCTCATTACCAGGATATTTTCTATTATTTTTTAATATAATATTATTTTGTAATCTACTAGGTGGTACCCATGATACCTTAAACCTTCCTTTTGTGTCAGGATAAAATATAACTCTTGTGTCTTTTATACCATTAACCCACTGAAAGTTGCCAGTAGTTATAGCTGCATTGCTATTCAACTCTTCATTAAAATCTATTTGTTCGTATATTCTTGCTAAATTAAATATACTGTTTTTAGTTTCATCTCTGAAAGCATGTTCTTCAGTTCTTGGAAACTGTCTATAAAACTCGTTTAAAGCGTCTCCATCGTGTTTTAATCCGTCAACTTCGTTTTGCCAATGCTCGATAATCCCTGTATCGATATAATCTCCATGGGGTCCTGTTGTCTCAACATCGGGTGTTTCGAATACAGGTAAGCCATAAGAATCAATGAATCCTTCGTAGTTCCATTCCATAGGTATGAACAAACTATATAATCCCGAACTAGTCTGTCCGTTGCGGTTTCTTTTTGTAACATCTGAATCTTTATAAAGTTTTTTAAAGTTATCACCACCTTTATCTAAAGCGTTTGATGTTGAACCCATCATGCACTTACCAATAATCCTGCTACCCAACCTTAATGTTGTTTTCGTAACCCTCCAGTTGTTGAGGATGTTGTTGGGCCTTTCCCATTTACCTGATTCGTCGTGGACGAGGAGTTTAAGTTTCTCTCCATCATAGGAGTTATCACCGGTATTCTTCCAATCGATCGTTGTATCGAGTCCCTGTAAGGCTTCGGGTTTGTCGGTACTTGTAATGTTCCGTCTTGTGAGCTTTGATGCGGGAACTCTATATGCGAGTTCGGTCTTGGGTCTATCCATACCGTCCTGTATGGGTTTAAAAAAGAACGGATAATTGACCGATATTGGGACCACCTTATCTGTGAACATTTTTTTAGCGTCGGGCCCAGATTTGGACAATATGCCGAATCGTGAATCGGAACTAATAGTAGCTGCATTAACCACCTCTCCTGAGGCCATAAACGAGAATCCCGATCTACGGTTTTTAAGATAGCACATTCCATAACACCTTCTGTCTGCTTTGCAAGCTTCCCAAAAGATGTAGAATAATCTATTGGCTTCTCTAAAGTCTGGTTTCCCAACATCAATTTTGGACCACTGCAAGTACATGTAATGAGTACCAGTAATGTAAGTAGGAATACCTTTGTTATAATACCAAAAACCTTCTTCTCTTTTTTTAAACTCATTTTCTATATAGTCTATATACTTACTTTTAAAATCTTTAGGATATTCTTTCCAATCAAATATCGTCTTTATTCTATTTAATTCTTTTGGATATTCAGTTACTTCCCACCTATCGCTTTCAAACTTGTAAACATCTTTAGGTTTTTTTGGTAAAGCTATTTTTAAGTTTTGTATTTCATAGACTTCACCTATCATACCAGTTTTAGATATAACTATAACATCGTGTTCTTTATTATATCCATATTCCCACTTTTTAGATTTATTTAATCTTTTAATGGTATTTATTTTTATAGGTTCTATAACCTTATATAAGCTTTGCTCGTACATTACTTAGATCTTCTTTCAGCAAAACCAGAAAAACTTTCTTCTTTTTTCTCTTCTTTTGCTTTTCCGTCAAGCATATCTTGCTCGTCTTGTATTCTATTTAATATTTCAAAAGCATCGAATATAGCTAGTTTTTTTGTTGCTGCAGCATTTTTTAATCTATCAGCTGATATATCATCATCACTATCAACTATAGGTTCTTTGGCTACTTTTATTAATTCTTCAACAGCTTTATGACCAGCTTGGATTATACTCTTTTTCGTTTCCTTTGTACTCATATTTAATTGTAATTGAGTGGTTCATAATTCTATATAATTTCTTACCATCTATTGTAAACTCGTAAGCAGTGTTAGGTTTAAAACCAACTAAGTCTCCTTTTTTTAAACCTGCATCAGTTAAGTGTTTGTCTGGGTAAAATAATATACCTGTTAATTCTTTTTCTGTATTTATGCTATACACACTATCGTTTTCAATAGGTTGTACAAAACAAAAACCATCGGTAGCTAACCACTCTTTACCATTATTATAAGCAAAAACCTGATCTGGATAAACAAAATATAAACCGTCTTTGTAATAGCTTTTGCTATTTCTTTCAACACCTTTTACATCATGCCATCTACGAAAAACATTATGGTGTACTATAACAGTATCACCTTTTTTTATTTTTGTATCACCAACAGTAGGAGTTTCTATAACAACAGCGTGTCTATTTACAAATTTATGTTGAAAAATATCTGTATTTAATATAAGATTTTTATCACCAATTTTTTTCTCGTTGTTATATCTACTACCTAATGGTTTTATTATAAAGTTTTGTACACCTCTCACTAATACTCTAGGTTATATTCAACAGATATTGCCATGTTTTTATTGAAGTCTTTCCAAGGGATAATTTCCTCGTTCTTTTTTATATAAACGCTAAACTTATCCTTATCCTCTAATATAGCTTCAATAGTATGCCCACCGTAAACCTCTTGGCCTACAGAGTAATGCATGGCATCGTTTTTATAATCTTTACCGATACTAATCTTTCTTATCAGCTTCTCCATCTTCTTCAGGTATCTCAGATATTGTACCGTCTTGTAAGTTTATAGACACTTTACCGTACTTTTCTTCAAGTTTTACTTGTATTTCTTGAATATCTGTTTGTAACAACTTAACTTGTTCAAGCATCGACATTTTAGCTATTTCAGCTCTTCCTATGTTAGCTTCAACGGCTTGTATGCTTTTTACTTTTGACTGAATATTTTCTAATTCTTTGTCAGTGATTTTTAAATCATTTGTTTTCTTTGCCATAATTTATTTATTTAATTTAACTTAATTTTATGCCCAAGGTAAAGCTTTGTCTACTTTTACAGGGGCTTTTTTTGCTTCTATATACTTACCTAATAAGTATTTATTTTGCTCAACATTAGCTACAGATTTAACAAAATCCCTTACGTTAGCTTCTGTAAGATCGCTATAAGCTTTAAAATTATCTTTATCAGGTTCATTTAAATTTGCTGTAAAATCATGAGAAGCAGTAATTTTACTATCCCCAGTTCCTTCACTAGCTGTATAAGTATAGTGAACTTCGCTAACTATATCAGCTAGATCATCAGTTGAGTATACTCTTACGTTATTTATCTTATATGTATATGTTATTGCCATGATTATATTATTACGCTATTTTCACATTTTTTACCTACGGCATTCCTTCACCACGGCCGCCGCCTCCGCCACCACCGCCGCCGCTTCCAGCATTTTGACTTACGGTTGTGCTTCTTGTTGTACTACTATTAGTACCAGATGGATGAGATCCACTATTTGTTCCTACTGTAAATGTAACTACAACTGTTGCTGATCTAGAGCTACCAGAGTTTGAAGCTATAGTATAACTAACCGTCCCGTTTCCAGTACCAGAAGAAGACGATGCGCTTATTGTTATCCATGAAGCACTTGTACTAGCTGACCAAGATATATATGTACCTGTTGAAACTGTTATTGAGCCAGTTGCTCCACTATTACTGTTATTTGAATCATACAGTGGTGACGTACCAACTGTAGCATTGTGCTGGTATTTATACCACTCGCTTATACGATCTGGATCAACAGTATCTGGTTTATTTGCATTACTATTAGTAACATTTATAGTTTCATAAATACCATTGTTAGCATGACCTAATCTAAAAGGTTCTTCATCACTATCTATTTCAGCCATTATTTCAGAGAACTTTATAAGTCCTGATGCTTGCATTGTCATTATATTATCTTTAAAGGTATTTTATAATTCTTTTCATTATAATATTCATTAACTGGTGGATCTACATCTACGTCAGTTAAAGTTAAATTATAATCGTCAAACAAATAACTCCAGTCAGTATTACTGTTTTTGTTATTCCACCAAGTTACTTTACAACCAGGTTTTGCTACATTAAAAACAAATGAAACAAAATTATGTAAGTTATCATCTGCGTATGTATCTTGTAATATCGCGTCGTAAGTACTTAATTCTTCTGTTTTTTCTAACCAATCACCTTCAACTATAGTTACGTTTGTTTTATCACTAGCCCACTCTTTTAATTTAATTATTATTTCTGGGTGACACTCTACTATTGTGTGTGACTTAGGGTTTCTTGCTTGTATCGCGTTTGAAAGTATACCCATGCCAAAACCTAATTCTAAAACATCGTCACCTTCGCTAACAGCTAATTCAGCCATTTTATTCATAATAGGTTGTTCCCAGCTCATCATAACCTCATACACTTTATTATCATGAGGGTTTGTCCAAAGTATACTATCGTTATTAAACGTTAATGTAGATGATATATAGTCAGATGATTTAAACATTACTTACAATTACAATTTTCACACTTACATTTTTTTAACTCTTCAACTTCAGCTGTTAATTCTTTTACAGCTTCTATTAATACACCTACCATGTTACTATATGAAACTGACAAGTGTCCATCAGATTCCCTAGCTGTAACAACCTCAGGTATTACTTCTTGTACTTCTTGAGCTATAACACCCATATGTACTTTATCTGATTCCTCGTCTTTTCTTTTAAATGTTACACCTCTTAACTTGTTTACTTTTTGTAAAGCATCCTCTATTGTTTCTATATCTTTTTTAACTCGTTTATCAGAGTATGCAGCTATATCGTGAGAAGCATATATTGATATACCACTAACATTTCCACTTACATCTAAAGTGTAATCAGGTGTGCTATCATTTATACCTACTCTACCGGTGTCAGTAACAGTAAATCTTTCAGCACCCATATATATTCTATATCTATCAGAATCACATCTAAACGTTTGTACTGCAGTTGTAGCTGTTTCAAATTGAGAACCTTTACTACCAGATGTAAAGTTAAATCTTGCGTTAGAGTTCATATCAACAGTACTACTAAATGAAGCAGATGTTCCAGCTATACCAGCACTAAAGTTTAATGTACTACCGTTAACAGTTAATCTATGAGCAAAATCACTAGTACTACCATCACTAGTATGGAAATCAATATATCTACCTACTTCCATAACACCGTCACTAGCAACATAAGGTATTACATCGTATCTATCACCGCTAGATGTTAAACTTTTACCTTGAGTTCCACTTAAACCTAAAATAGTACTTATAGTAGCTTTTCTAACAACATTGTCATTTGTATCATGAAAAGGAATAAAATCACCAGTAGTAGGTGTTACGGTGTTATTCATGTGTATATAACTATTGGTACCGTCTATATCTAAATTAAGTGTAGCGTTTCCACTTGTAGCACCACCCGTTAAACCAGCTCCTGCAGAAACTTGAGTTATATCACCAACGTTAGTAGTATACCCTGCTCCGTTTGTAATATTAGCATTATTTAACGCTATATTTGCAGTACCATCAAAACTAACCCCAGCAATCGTTCTTGCTGTAGTTAACTTATCTGCGTTAGGGTGATAACCGTCATCAAATATTCTATATAAACTAGTTTCTAAATGACCAGCTGAGTGTCTTGTTACTGTTGTATCAGATGTATCACCAATAGCAATACCACCAACAGCGTACATATCACCTGCTTGAAGATAGCCATCTACAACACTAGATCCACTGTATTTAACTATCCTAACCCCTTTATACCTACCGTTTGTTTCATTAGAGGTTCTTTGACCAAGTTGCATTAAAACATTATTAGCTGTTGATCCAGCATCTGGTAAATATAAATGAAAAGTTTTAGTCCAATTGTCACCACTTGTTCCTTGTTGGAATGTCCAAATACCTGGAACATTTCTTAACCATGTATAATTACTGTGATCTTTTAAATCAATACTATAAGAGTTTTCAGCATCTTCATACATTGCAAAACCAGCCATATTTAAATCAGCTCCTAATGCAGGGCTTGTATCAGCTGTTATGTCAATACTAGTTAAATAAGTTCCAGATAAATCAGGTATGTTATTTATGTGTATATTTGAAGAGTCTTCTACAGTCCAGTCAATATGTTCATTTGCAACATAACCTGTTAAGTTATCGTGTGTAGGTATTGAAACACCCGCCGAAACCACACCTGTTACGTGACCGTTGCTATCAAGTGTTAAATCTTGTATAAAAGTGTTACCACTGTTATCCACGCTACTTGCAGCAGTTATATTGTCATGAGCTGTATACGTTTCTGCAGGAGAATTAATTGTTACTTTTTTAGTTGTAGCATTAAAAGATACAGTTGCTGCTCCAGTTCCTGCAAATCTTAAAGCATTATCTTCAACAATAGTAAATTGCTGAGTTCCACCGTTGTTTGCAACTATAAAACCACTACCCATATCAACCGTGTTGACATAGTTACTTGTGTGTATTGTGCCAGCATTTTCAGCTGTCCAGTCTATATGTTCGTTTGCTACATAGTTGGTTAAAGCATCATGATCATGGTTGTGTGAAGCGGCTGCAGCACCTAAACTAGATAGTGTTACATTTGAGTTTAACATGCCGGAATTATTTGTGAAAGCTATTTCATTCCAACCTTGACTGTTATTGTTAGAGTTAGAGAATTTTCTATAATATATAGCTCCATTAGAACTAAAACCTAATTGACTATTATAATTACCACTATGTCTATTTAGTGTTATTACAGCGTTAGAATTATCTGATGTAGAAAACAAACCTGATGTACCAGCGCTTATTTGTCCTGTGAATAAAAGATTATTAGTACCTGGATGTGTTGTTAAATTACCACCATCCGTAAGTAGTCCAGTGCTTGAAGCTGTAGCTGCATTACCAGTTGTATCTTGAGTACCTGACGTGTTTACACCTGGTAAGTTTATATTAGCTGTACCATTAAAACTAACACCACCGATAGTTCTTGCTGTTTCAAGAGCAGTTGCAGTAGCAGCATTTCCAGATGTATCTTGATTCCATGTAGGTACCGTGCCAGTTAAATTACTATAATTCATAGCGCCAAGCTCTGAATAAGTAGGTTTATGACCTTCGTGGTATATTTCTTTAATTGTACTATTGTCTATAACATAGTTACCTTCTGGTGTAGAACTAGTGTCTAACTCTACATGTCCACCTGATACTGGAGCAGGTTCTGATGTTGCAGGTGAACCGTGACTAGTATTAAATACTGTGGTACCTTGTTCTGTCATTCTTAAAGTAACTTGTTGATACCTTGTTGTTCTTAAGTATACTTTAAACTCATCATAAGTTCCATTTTCAGCACTTTTAATTACTCTAATACCAGCTCTATCTGTACCAGACGTTGCGTTATGTAAAACATCAAGGCTACCAGTTATTTCTAATTGACCACCATCGTTTGCTTCTCTAACCTGTATTGCAATATCTATTTTTTGTGATGCAAAGTTTTCTACGTGATTTAATATAGCACCTCTAATATGTAAACCACCATTTTGACTATTTAATGTCGCAAGATGATACCATTTATTACCACTAAACTGACTTTCATCGTCTATTGTAAAAGTATAATCATGCTCTGTAGCATCTGTAGTTGTAAATTTATTTCTTGATTCTGTCTCTGTATAATACCTGTCGTCGTGGTTGTGAGTACCTACTGGAACATTAGTTAAATTACTACCATCACCATAAAAATAATTTGCATAAACTCTATTCCATCTATTTCCATTTAAACCTAAATCAAAGCTACCAGAAGCACCTTGTGGATAAAAACCACTATTTGCCGCTGACCAAGTTAATTGTTTTAATGTAGTACCTGTGTATGAGTTTAAATAAAGATGACCAGTTGTGCCACTTGATCCAGCTTGTATTGTTGCTCTATCTGTGTTGCTAGTAAATAAACTAAGTCTATCTGAAGTTATAGTATTTACATCTAAATCTCTTGCTGCTAAATTTGAAGTTGATGATATGCTTACCGATCCTGTTGCTGAAGGTGTTGATGTTGTAAGACCAAAAACGAATCTATCATTAGCCTCGTCCCATATCATCGCAGCGTTATCACCAGTACTACCTCTTTCTATTATTAAACCAGAATCATTAGAGTTAGAATTTGCTCCTCTATTTAAACCTATAATATTATCTGATAAATCTAAATTAGTAGCGTTTACAGTAGTTGTTGTGCCGTTTACTTGAAAATCACCAGTAACAGTTACGTTGCCTGCAAAAGTGGCGTTTTGTGACGTGTCAAGTGTTAGCGCAGTTGTATTAGCAGTCACAAGAGCTAGTTCACCATCACTTGTGGTTGAACCTATATAAAATCCATCACCACCACCGCCAGATGTAAAATCTTGAGTTGCTATTTTATATTCATCAGATCCACCATTGTTTCTAAATATAATTTGCTGGTCATCATCATCTGAATTGTCTTGTAAATAAATTTTAGGTGCTCCTGCTATTATATGTAGATCACCAGTCATAGCACTACTAGAACCTCCAGTTTCTAAAACGTATCTAGCATCCGCATCAGATTGACTAATACCACCAGAACCACTAACATCTGTAAAAGAAGCTGTTACAGTTCCTCCGTCTTGTTGGGTTAAGGTTAATGTTTTTGTTGTTGTACCAGAAAAGGCTGCTGAAGTTATAGAGTTATTATATGCTGTATTCCATTGACCTATTTTAGTAGCAGTAACTATTCCACCACCAACATGTAATTCTGCGTTAGTGTAATCTGAAGCATGTGTGTGAAATTGAAACTCTGCGCCACCGCTTCCAACTCTTGTTAAAATCAAATCACCATTACTATCAGCGTATAATTGTATTCTATTGTCGTTTTCATTTTTAAACTCTAAAGTAGGTGATGCACCACTGCCATCATCTAAAATTAAATCACCTGTAAGAGTTGCTCCGTTTGCTGTTACTGAACCTGCAAAAACTGCGTTACCAGAAGTATTTACTCTAAAATAATTTGAACCACTACCACTATGAGGATTTGTAGCACTATCAGTTGCAGCCGCATTATCTGTAGTATTCATTCTACCAAACCACAAACCATTATCACCTATAATTAAGTTACCATGGGCAGATGTACCATTTCCTGGAACTTTAAATGACAGATAATCACCTGTACTACTGTTCCAACCCGCGTATAATAAGTTATGTTCTGATGCGTTACTCCAAGAAGCAACATTAAAGTTTATAAGTTTACCTTGTCCATGAAACTCTAAATATTTAGAAGAAGCTATACCTACGTGGCCTGTAAAATCTGCATCACCATTATCTGCTATAGATAATCCACTAGCAGCGTCATCAGCTGTTAGCATTACTCCATTACCATCTCTTGCTGTAAATTTACGAGCCGATATAACCTTGCTATTACTGCTTGATGTTATATTACCTGCAAAAGTTGCATTTTGCGATGTGTCTATGGTTATTGCTGCATTGTTATTTGATAAAATTTCAAGGTTATGATTACTAGATGTACCAACTCTACCTACGCTAGCACCCATTATTTTTGTTGTAGCACCACCACTTTCAGAAGCTGAAATTGTAGCATTACTTGCTGTAGTCGCTATATTACCTGTAGACGTTATAGCACCAGATGATATTGTACCTATATTTTTTAAATTTCTACTTAAATCTATAAATTGAGTTCTACCACCGTCACCTATATATAATCCATTATCACTAGCTGTTGAGCTATCTGACCTAAATTGAAACTCATTTCTATTAGACCAAGTTGTATCGTTACCAGGAAAACCATAAGCAATAAAACCACCTTCAGCTGACATTAACACTTGTTCAGCTGCTAGGTTTACATTAGACCTTATAACACTACTAGTATCACCAGCTCTTATCCAAGTAGTATCATCAATACCTAAAGCAACACCTCTATATTCACTTATTCTTGCAAGTATTGTTGACTCTTCACCACTACGATCAACTTTTATTAAAGGTACTTCTGTAGAATATTCACCTGTATCACCTGATGGCTCGTAGTCAAATAATATAAAACCATTTGCTGTTGTAAACTTAAGTTTATTAGACATGGTTATATTTCCAGTAAAATTAGGATTTTCTAAATTTAATGTTGTATTAGCACCACCCAATGTAAGTGTTACTGCGCTACCGTCACCTTTTATACTACCAGACTGTTCAAATATAATATCAACGTTATTTGTACCGTCACCAATATAAACATCAGATGAACCATCACCTAACAAAATATCACCAACAGCATTAGTTAAAACTAAATTATTTCCGTCTTGATCTATTTTACCGGCATTAGCACCTGCAGCTGTTTTAAACTGTATGTGACCAGCATCGTCTATTATTATGTTATTTAAAAACGGTATTGCCATGTTTTATATTTTAAATTCTTCCTGATATTCTTTTTTTACTAGCTCCACTATGGAGTGATTTTGATTCAAAATGCCTTGACTTCATTTTTGTTTTTGAACCAAGTGTTATTTCTAAATCTTTTACGTATCCTATTTCTTCTTGATTATCGCTATCTATTCTATAGCCAGCATATAATCTATAACCGTATTTTTGCGCAGGTATAGTTAGTGTTCTTTGCTCAAAAGCATTTCTACTAGCAGTTGTAAACTGTGTTTCGTCTATAAAACCATATACATTACTGTTTTGAACATCAGTACTACTACTATTTGAAATAGTCGCCGTATGCTCTCCACTTAAAATAGAATACCTACCATTCCATCTATCAGCCACTTTTCTAGCAGTTAAATAAGGTCTTGTGTAGTTTGAGTTATCTTCACCTTTAAATTCACCTTTTACCGTAACACTTGTATTTGGTGGTACGTATACGTGTGATCGACAAGCTAACGCATGTTCTGATCTTAGGTTAATAAGCGTCCATATCTTATCATTGTTTTGCTGCCATATTAAGTTAACTGCTTCTATAACGGCTCTATGATTTTCTTCAAAATTCCAATCAAACCACTCACTTAACATACCATACCCAGGATCTCTATCGTACGCAGCTCTGCTGTCCCAACCACTATTACCTAAATAATCATTACTGTCAAGAACTCCAAAAGTATCTGTGTAACCAGCATATGTACCCGGTATATGTTTATACCATTTATTTTGCAAATATGAATCTATAAAAACAGGTTGTCCACCACCCATACCCACGTAAGGTATAGACCTAAAACCATCAAAGTGCATTCTTTTGAATTGAATTCCACCTGATTGATAATACATATAAAAAGGTCTTTGCTCTTGGTTTAAGAAAATATTATCATGTATGTTTACTATATTTCTCATGTGGTGTAGTAACCAAGCGTAATCATCGGATCTTGTACAGTAGTTATACGCATACTCAGGGCTATCATACATTGCACCATTATCTACATTTGCATAACCATTTCTTGTAGCATAGTTGTTTACAAACTGAACATTGTAATGAGACGACCATTGCCAAAATCCTCTTTGGCCAGCATTTACTGAAATACAGTTTCTCCATATAAAACCTATAGGATGTCTACTGTTCATTCCAGTATAATTACTAGGATTATTTGAGCTATGTACTACGCAGTTTTGATAACCACTTTGATAATCTTCTCTTGAGTTTGTAGCATAACTAGCACCAATATCACTATTATAACCAGCAACCATACAAGCACCACGATAGTAATTATTATTAGTATTACCACCCATTCTGTACCAACGTATATCTTTTAAACCAATTTCTCTTGTACCAGCTCTATTACTATCGGTATCATATTCTACGTAGCAAAAAGCTCTAACATCTGTGTCTACACCTTCTATAGTTATTGATCTATCTAATCTTTGTACTAAACTACCAACTTTTCTAACATGCTCTAAAGCTGGACTAATTGTTAACGTATTACCACTTTTGTTAGTAACTGAGTATTCACTATTATAATTCCAATTTGTATCGACATCATTGTTAACGTCAATGTTTATGGTGTGTCCAACACTTATATCTGTTGCATCACTAACAGTTACTGTAGTATCGCCAACTGCTCCAGCACTAGTTA